TTGATCTCGACCAGGCCATCTTCCCCGACCAGGCCGTCCGGCGAGGCTCCGGCCATCTCGATCTTGGGGTGCTGGATCATGGCCACCTCGGTGACCATCTGGCCGGTCTCGGTCTCGTAGGCCATCCGTGCCATGGGCTCCGTCTCGGTGCCATGCTGCATGGCCCCACTTTTGAAGCTATCGGCAGCTTGGCCAGTCAGGCGCTCGGCCACCAGCTGGGCAAGGTAGTTGCCTCGGCTGGCAGCCACTCCAGTCTTGGTCTTGGCGATGATGTCCGCCACCCGGCTGGCGGTGACCTTGCCCAGGCGCTGGGCGAACCATTCAGGTGTGCCTTGCTCGATCATGCTGCACCTCCGTCTGCGGTCTTGGCGGCCTTCTTGAGCGCAGGGCCTTGTGCTTGCCAGAACGCTGCCTTGTGCGCCGACTTGGGCAATGCTTGGAAGGCTGCGGCCAGGGCCTCGCTGCCTTGCATGGCGGCGTCACGCATGGCTGGCAGGGTCTCGGCCTCAAACTCCTGGTAGCCAGGAACTACGGCCGGTGCTGCTGGCGTGCGCTTGCTGGCGGCGTTGCCGTCGTCATCCTCTGGCGCAATACCGCAGGCGGCCATCAGGCTGTAGCGGCGTGCATAGGTCAGGGCGCTGCCGTAGCCCTGGGCGTCGTGCTTGACCGCAGGCACGTGCAGCTTGCCAGCCGAGAAGGTTTCCCCGGACTCGTGGACAAAGACCGTCTCGACGATCACGCCTGATTCGCATTCGTGGGTCTGCTGCACCAGGGCGATGCCGTTGGCGTTCAGGCCATCCATGACAGCCTCGACGCAGGCGGCCAGGTCGGCGTAGCGGCTCTTGAAGTGGGGGTTTGAGCTGGTCTTGAGCGCAGGCCCGAATGCTCGTTGGGCCTTGACCAATGCTGCTGCAATCTCTTTCATTGCTGTGTCTCCTGTTGGGATTGGACTTCGTGCTCGAAACGATCCTGGTCGTTTTCCAGGTCTTCTTGTGGTGGTGGTGCGAATCCGCGCAGGGCCTCTTGCATGACTGGGTGAAGGTAATCCATCGTGTTCGTCTTTCGTGGTTGGTTGTTGGTGAAACGAATCATAGCATAGTGCAAGAGGATTTTGTGCAAGTGGCAAAAAATATTTTTGCACGAATCATGCAAAATCGTGGTAAAGTTTGAGGCATGAAGAAAGACGACCAATATTTCGCACAGGTGCTGGCCTTTGCCCGTGAGAGCCTCGGCTCCTACAAGGCAGTGGCGCAGGCCTTAGGAGCCACCAGTGGCCAGGCTGTAGAGGCTTGGACGCGCAATGGCGTGGCGCACAAATGGCGGCCGGTGCTGGACAAGAAGTTCGGCCCAGCCTTTCGGAAATCTCTGAACGGCCTGCTGGCCTGATGAATCGAATGTGGAACCCGGCTAGGTGGGAAGTCATGAGCCCACCGAAAAGCGAGCCTCCCCGCCTGCCGCAAGTTCCCTCTTTGGGAGGACAGTGAGAGGAATCATGCACTACTACACATTCAACATAGGCGATTACGCCAGCCACACAAAAGGCTTGAGCCTCCTGGAGGACTTGGCCTACAGACGACTGCTTGACGAGTATTACCTCGCTGAACGACCGTTGAACGGATGCTCAACGACAGTTGCACGAATGATCGGAATGCGCGATCACGTGGACGAGGTGGACTATGTCCTGCGGTCTTTTTTTACCCAGGATGAAGAAGGATGCTGGGTCAACCAGCGAGCAGACAGGGAAATTCAGCACTTCAAGCTGAAGTCAGAGAAGGCTGCCCAGGCTGGTCGAGCATCTGCTGAGCGAAGATTGAACGGACGCTCAACGGACGTTGAACAGCAGTTGAACGAACGTCAACTAACCAATAACCAAGAACCAATAACCAATAACCAAGAACCAGTTAAGAAAATACAGCCGCGCAGGAGCGCGTCCATTGCCAAACCCGAAGACATCGACCAGGCTGTCTGGGATGACTTCATTGCCGTCAGGAAGGCGAAACGATCACCGCTGACCGAGACAGCCTTGCAAGCAATCCAGCGCGAGGCCGATAAAGCAGGCTGGCATCTGCAGCAGGCTTTGCAGGAATGCGTGGCCAGAGGCTGGCAGGGATTCAAGGCCGAGTGGGTTTCTGCCAGGCAGACCCAGACGCTGAACAAGCAGGAGGCCATCGAAGCACGCAACCGGGATGTTGTCGAACGCTACAACGCTGAACTTCGCGCCAAAGGGGAAATCTGATGCAAGCCAACGAACGCGAGAAATTCAACGCCATGATTGGCGACGTGATGGCCTACTACAAGCAGGACGTCAGTTCTTTTGCGATCGGCATCTGGTGGGAGGCCTGCAAAGGCTGCGAGCTGGAGCAAGTCAGCAAGGCGCTGTCAAGGCACGCCACCGACCCGGAGCGTGGCCAATTCCCTCCGAAGGTGGCCGACATTGTCAGGATTCTGCAAGGCACTCCGACAGACCGCGCACAGATTGCCTGGGGCAAGGTGCTGGAGGCAATGCAGCGCATCGGCAGCTACACCGATGTGGTGTTCGACGATCCAGCCATCCACGCGGTCGTTGAGGACATGGGTGGCTGGCCAAAGCTGTGCCGATCAACCTACGATGAGCTGAGCTACCTGCAGCACCGATTCTGCGAAAGCCACAAGGCTTACACGCGCCAGGAGACGTTCCAGTATCCTCGCCTACTGATGGGTGATCGGTCGCCAGATCACGACTACGCCAGGCGCGGACTGGAGCCGCCAAAGCCTGCTGTGATTGGCAACGTCGAGACAGCCCGGCTGGTCTACAAGAAAGGCGAGAAAGGCGGCAAGACACCGTTCTCGCTGGCCAACTTGACCGAGCAAGCTCTGAGGATTGGAGGATGACATGCACAGCCTGCCAAGCCCACGCACAGAACCCGCTGTCCGGCCAGTATCACTTTGGATGCCTGTCGTGCTGCACCCGGCTGGTGCTGAGCACCCGGCCGAACAAACAGGCGGCAGCCGGAATGCTGGCGGCCATCGAGAGGTTCCCGCAGAACCCTGGCCGGGAGCGCATCTTGGAATCCGTGCGCCAGGCATTGACGAAACACCCCTCAGCCTCGACGAGTGCTGGATCGCAGTCCGGGAGTGCCTGACATGACCGAACGCCAACGATTCACCCTCTGGGAGCCGGTGCAGGCCCACAAAGTCCTGACGCAGCAAATCTGGCCGCTGCTCAAGTCCCTGCTGATGGCTGGCCACCGAATGGTGGTGGAGATCAAGCCAGAAACCCGCACACTCGCACAAAATGCGCGTTTGTGGGCGATGTTGACCGATGTGGCTAAGCAGGTCGACTGGTACGGCCGCAAGCTGAGCGCCGAGGAATGGAAGCACGTGATGACCGCCTCGATGACCAAGCAGGACGTCGTGCCTGGCATCGACGGAGGCTTTGTGGTGTTGGGCAAGTCCACCAGCAAGATGACCAAGCCAGAAATGAGCGAGCTGCAGGACTTGATCGAGGCCTTCGGTGCGCAGCATGGTGTGCGCTTCACCGCGCCTGAGTACGTTGACCCAGAGACTGGAGAGATCATATGAACCGAGAAGACATCATCCGCATGGCGGAGGAAGCAGGGTCACACGAATACGGCCCACGCACACGCAACTGGAGCTTTGAGCTGACACAGCTTGAACGCTTCGCGGCCCTTGTCGCTGCATCAGAGCGTAAGACCTGCGTCAAGATTTGTCGCTCTGAGGCAGATAGGGCGCTGTTCAACTTTCAAAATGATTTGCCTCAAAACGAGCCATTTTGGAATGGAGCAGAGCAGATGGCATCGAGTTGTGAGAACTTGATCAAAGCAAGAGGTAACTCATGAGCAACATCACCCCATTGCGCGGCGCGTCTGTTCCAACCAACGAGCCAAACGCTGCGCTTGTCGCTGCGCTCAAAGACATCCTGGCCGACGCTGAATCTGGCCGTCTGCAGTCATTCTTTGCTGCAGGCTTTCTGGCCGATGGTCTGCGAATGTCCTGCGTTCTCGGTGACCATTCCAACGTCTACGAGGTGATCGGCTCCATCGAGATGCTGAAGCACCACTACATCACCAACCACACGGAGAGACTATGAGCATGCGACCGACTGAATTTGAGATTCGCGATCATCGAACAGACATCATCCCGCTGGATGTTTGCTTTGATCCAGAAACACAGATCGGACAGATCAATGGGTACAACGTGAGCCAAGACGGCGAAACGATCACCTTGACGCACGAGATGGCGAAGTACCTGCTGCTGGCCATTGAGAAGATGGAGCAGTCGCGGCCAGAGCGTGTCGAAAAGCAATGGCCAGAAAACTGGGTGGAGTCTGGTGATGACATTTGACGAGTGGTTCCGAACATACCCGCTGCCTGCCGAGATCGACGGCATGGACGAGACCGACCGCCAGCAGTGGACGTGGGCCTTGCGCTCGGCTTACAAGACTGGGATGCAAGCTGGCCTGAACAGCTGCCCACCTTGCAATCAAGACTGCAATCAAGGCAGAAACTGCCCCGCACGCAAATGACCACAATCGCAGAACGCAAGCACATGAGCCGCGTGGCCGAGCTGGGCTGCGCTGTGTGCCACCGCCTCGGCTACGGCGCGACACCGGCCGAGCTGCACCACCCAAGGCACGGCACCGGCATGGGCCAGCGTGCCAAGCACATGGACGTCATCCCGCTTTGCCCGGAACACCACCGAGGCAACACCGGCGTGCACGGCCTTGGCACCAAGGGCTTTGCCAAGCACTACGGATTTACCGAGGCCGACCTGCTGGCCGAAACACTGGAGCGACTGAAATGACCGACATCAACGAAATGCTGGCTGGACGCCAGGAGCGCTACGGCAGCTTCAAAGGCCATGCCGAAATCAGCCAGGTGCTCAAGCAGGTGATTCACTCGGCCGCCAAAGCTCGCGGCAAAGAGCTCGATCACGACCAGCTTGAGGCCTTGGACATGATTGCCCACAAGATCGCCAGGATCATCAACGGCGACCCGAACTATGCCGACAACTGGATCGACATCGCAGGCTACGCAACCCTGGTGGCCGACCGGCTGGAAGGCGACAATGGAGCAGCTTGAAACCCTGTGGCCCGTCCTGCTGACCATTGCACTTGTTGCACTTGGCCAATGGTGGGCTGTCTTTGCGCTGTACGCTTGGCTGATCTGGACGAGGTGGAGATGAAAATCATCCTGCCATGGCCACCCACCGGACTGTCCCCGAACGCCAGAAACCACTGGGCCAAGACCGCCAAGCTCAAAAAGCAATATCGAGAGCTCTGTTTCTGGCAGGCCATGGAGCAAGGCGCACGCCCGATCCAGTCCGCCAGCCTGCACCTTATCCTGACGTTCTACCCGCCAACCCGCAGGCAATACGACCTGGACAACGCCCTGGCACGCATGAAAGCCGGTCTCGATGGCCTGGCCGACGTGCTCAAGGTAGACGACAAACACTGGACGCTGACCATCCGCAAGGGCGAGACGGTCGGCGGATTCGTAGAAGTTCACATCGAAAGGCCCACAGAATGAAACTCCCAGACCAGCTCGAAACCATCCAGATCGATGCGCTGATACCCTACGCA